CATACGTATTGCCAGAACCCAAATGGGCAGAATACAAAATTCTGACTGACGATTCAGAGCGAGACACTGCACTACAACACTGCCTGTATTTTGTTCATTATGAGATACAAGACAAAGCAGGTATTGCCCCACTTAAAAAGTGGATGAAAGAAAACTGGGACAAACAAGATATAACTTCTATCTCTGTTCTTCCAGAGTCTGCATTCTATAGTATGTCTAAATATTTTTTCTGTTGGAATAAACTGGGTTGGCTTCCTGAATCCGTTTTAAACTTTATGAAAAAACAAAAACTTGTTTGGTTAAAGCAGGCGTCTTTGTATATTGAAGAAAAAGAAGAGACACCTAAAGTTGTAAACATTCGTGAGAATCTTAATAAATTTGCTATTGCCATTGATGATAGTATAGAAAAGATTATTGGTGGTACACAGATTACAAATTATAAAGATTTTGTATTATCATATAATTTAAATGCTGCTGAAATAAATAAGGCAGTTGAAATTGTAGACAGGTTTGCTATAGAATTTAAAGAATTGGCAGAAGGAACAGATACAGACTTAATGGAAGGTTATTCTCATGTTAAAAAGTCTACTCTGAAACATTTACTTGCCTTTTTCGATGGCATTGTGATTGGGCTTTCTGAAACTAAACAGGTTAAAAAAATTGTACGAATTAAACGAAAAAAGCCTGTTGATAAAAACAAACTTGTGAGTAAGTTAAAATATACTAAACAAGATGTGGAGTTGAATCTGACTTCAATTAATCCTGTTGAGATTATAGGTGCTAGTGAAGTGTGGGTATATGATGTCAATCGTAAACGCATTGGTGTGTACGCTTCAGAGTATGCAAATACTTTAGGAGTAAAAGGTACAGCCATAGACAATTATTCAACTAGTAAATCCTATGAAAAAACAGTTCGTGCAGCAGATATAGTTAAACAATTGGTAGACTGTCGTAAAAATGGTTTACATACACTTGCAGATAAAATACGAAGTAAAAAATATCCAGTCAAGACTCGGGTACAACCTTCAATGATTTTATTGAGGGTAATAAAATGAATAAGGGTATTATAATTATAGACTTTAATCAGGTAGCTATTGCTACTTTTATGAGCAATGTTGGATTTGGTTCTAACACTGACATTGAAGTAGACTTGCCTCTGTTGCGACACATGATCATTAATACCATACGCTCATATCGCACAAAATTTGGTGCTGAATTTGGTGAACTCGTTATTGCATGTGACAACAGGCATTATTGGAGACGCACAGTTTTTCCATACTACAAAGCAAGTCGCAAAAAAGAGAGAGAAGAATCAAAATTTGATTGGAGTACCATATTCAATTCTCTATCTATTATTAGAAGTGAATTAGAAGAGTATTTTCCTTATCCGGTTATTGATGTAGACGGTGCTGAAGCGGATGATGTTATTGGTACACTTGCTGAGTATAGTCAGACAATGGGTGAATCTGATAATATGTTTGAGGACTCATCATCAGTGCCTTTTTTGATTATCAGTGGCGACCATGATTTTAATCAGTTGCAAAAATGGTCTAATGTAAAACAATATTCACCTGCATTTAAAAAGTGGATTAAGATAAAAGAATCTGCTTCCCGTGTTCTCATGGAACACATTATCACAGGTGATAAGGGAGATGGCATACCTAATATGTTATCACCTGATGATTCGTTCGTGAATAACATTCGTCAAAAACCGATTCGTAAGAATTTGTTGGAAGAATGGAAATCAAAATCACCTTCCGAATGGATAACATCAGACATGTCTCATGGATATAATCGCAATCAAATGCTGGTTGATCTAACCAAAACTCCTCAAGACATTAAAGATGCTATTATACATAGTTATGTAAAACAACAAAACGGTGACAGAAGTCAACTTTTAAATTATTTTATTAAAAACAAAATGAAAGGAATGATGGATGTTATTGGTGATTTTTAATTATTGGAGAGAACAATGGTGATAAAATTTAGACAAACTGATGAAGGGTTTACATGGGTATTTAAAGCGCCCACTGTACCTGAACAAATTAAAAGATTGAAAGAATGGGCAGCAACAAATCAAGCACTCGTACCTATTGTTCGTCTCGGTGTCGGTGCTGAAAAACCGGATTGGAATCTGCCTGAAGGTATGCCCGATATTACTAAACTACAAGAAGACATTCCAGATGGCATGGGGCAGACTTCTTTGCAACTAGAATGGCGTAGAATAAAAGGATTTATTATTCCGAATAGTAATATGAGCAAATTGTCCACAGTGAAACGTGAAGCACAATGGGTAAACATTTTAGAGTCAGTGCATCACAAAGAGGCTAAAATTCTAACAGCAGTCAAAGATGGTACGTTGCTTGAACTGTATCCTGAATTGGAATCATTGTTACCTGGATTAGGTATCACTGAATATAACAAACCCGAAACTAAGAAAAAATCTAAAACTACTAAGAAATTGCAACTAGTATAATTGGTAAATTCATTATGATTAATACTGTTAAAAAAGAAGTGATAACACTATCAATGCAAGAACTTCAACCTTATATTAAAGACGATGTTGTGCGACCAAATATCTCGGTTTACAACAGAATGGGTCCAGGTAAAAAAACATTTGCTTTGAAAGAGGGTGAAAAGATACTAGCAGTAATGTGTGTGTCTTATGGTTACGCTGCACCTGTTAATGAAGAACAATTGCAAAAGGGAACTGGAGCCGATCTTCTTAATTATAATATTAGTCCAATTGATAAGACTAATTTTTTCATAACACCTTATACATTGTGGTCATATGCCCCTGGCATGGGGTCAGAACTTCTTAGACAGTTTATTGCTAGTGTTAAAGAAAATTATTCGAATATCAATATCAGTCTTTGGCCACGAATAGTAACAATGTCACCTAAAACTCCTGTGGCTACTAAATTTCATTTAAAGCATGGAGCTAAATTGATAAGTGAAAATGAAGAATCGAATAGCTTTGAGTATTTTATTCGGTGAGTCTATAAGGATCGTACTTTGTGCCTAACTGATAACCGTCAGGCACAGGGTCGGTGTGTGGAATAGATGTTACTTTACCATTAGGTCCACATATATATTTGTAAGGCATCCTTTGTCTTCTTTTCTGTGACATTTTTAGTTTAGTTGTCAGTTTTTGTTTACGCCCATACATGTTATTATCTTCACCTCGATATTTTCCTGTATGGTTTTTGCTGATTTTCTTTTTATGATCCTCTGTTAAACCATCTTTGTGAGGGTGTGCCTCTTTGACTCCCTCACCAATTTTTCTTTTGGTTTCTTCAGTGTGTTTGGTTCTAGCTCTTGCTTTATCAACAGAAAATACAATGCCTTGTTTTGCAGCGAATTCACGCAATACTTCAACAGCAACAGCTCTCCTAATCAATTCTCTTGGTTTAGGAATCTTGTCTACGTCTTTGGACTCTACTAGATAGTAGCCATCTTTGGTGTTAAATATAAAATATACTTTATTCATAATTTAGTTAATTGTCACCAATTCACCTTTACCAGAAACTTTATCAGTAACAACTATTCTACCTGCTGAATCGCCTCTTGAAGGAGACTTTCCATAAATTTTTGGAGTGCCATCTGAATCTTTTGCATCTGGATCAAACTTTTGATCTTCTCTTCTAGCCCTAAATCTAAAATACAAATCGTGTGATTTAGCGTATTCAACTGCCTTAGTTAATGCGCCATTAAATGTGACTGTATTCGTTTTTACGTTATATGTTGCAACTACATTCATTGGACCAATGTACATATAGTCAATTGGTCCACCCATTGCTTCATTACCAACGACAATTTTTAATTTGGCAGAAGCACCTATTTTACCAAAAACATCGGGAACTTTATCTCCAGCATTTAATTTAACATTTTCAGTCAAATGTTTATATGCGGCTTTCATAAATTTCTTTGCTATTCCAGGAACTGCTAGTTCTAAACCACGCAATCCTCCTCCAGCAAGAGATGGTGCGCTTTCTCCTTTTAGAGAAAGATTAATAATTTTAATTTTTTTACCATCTTTGACATGAAGAACAACATCTGTGTATGGTTCTGAACCACTTACTTGGCGACCTGTAAATTTATCAGCATCAATCACACCAGTAATTTTTGTTTTACCTGCAATTATTGTAATTGGATTTTTTTGATTTTTTCTAACAGCATCCTTAATAGCCTTAACTACTCCAGACTCTTGTCTCTCTGCTGATAAACCTGCCACAATATTTTCTCCTTTGTTTTTATACACTATTTATATAAACAACAACATCTGTAAGTCATTGATCTAATTGACAAAAGAAAGTTGAAATAATGCTTGACTTTTTGGCAAAACCATATATAATACTTGTATAAACTGATGAAAAGAGCAAAAATGCACACAAACCGTAAGTCATTGATTTCATTAGTAAAAGAAATTTCAAATAATGCTTGACTTTTCAGAAAAACTAGTGTATAATACTTGTATAAACTGAAAACACTGAGGATTTACCATGATTGAATACACTATACGAATTTACAAAACTGATCTCCGCACAACAACAGGTGAGCGCCTGCATCTTCAGCACT